CTAAACAATTTCACAAGTTAAAATTAATAGTCCATTTTTAGTGAAGTCTCTATTAATTACCTTCCATTTAGATTCATAGAGATCATATTCATAGTTAATTTTAAACATATCCTTGTTTGAGGAATTATCCTGTAGAATTAAACTCATTTGATTATTAGGTAACCTTATAGCACTAGATTGACTAACACTAAACATTGTTTTTTCTATAATTATTGGAACGAATATAGATTCACCTTCTATGTATTCATAGATTGGTAGTCCAAATACATCTGTGCCAACTTGAGTTTTTGTCGTTTCACCAGGAATATTAATAACATAATTACAATGTCTTATAAGCGCTTTATACTTAGAATTTCGCTTAGTTATAGACTCTGTGATAACTAAGTAATACTCACCTTCTAATTCAACCAAATCACCCCTAGAAACGTCTGAAAGAGTATGTATATATCTTTCCTCCGCTTCACTAATAGAGGGGTTAGTAATTAACACTTTTGTTGTTTCTCCATTTATCAAAACATCTTTTCCAGCGTTATCTAATAAGAATTGAACATCATTTGTATTCGTTTCAAGTGGATTAAACATCTATATCCCCCTTCCATTAAGAGTTAAATAGCATAAAGAAATTACTATCTGATTCATCTCTTTTCATAGTTCTAATTTTCCTCTCTAATTGATCTATACGTGATTGTATATTCTCCGCAAAGTCAGAAACAGACATATCATCTTCTTTGTAGTTTTTCATGTTTGATGGATTATTAGCAATTGATTCAAGGATACTTAATGCTGCACAATATATGCTGCGTTTAGAGGTGGATGATTGAGGATTGTATTCTTGATGTGGGTTTAAATCGGCTTCCATAAGGTAGATAGATAATTCTTCTTGAGATAAGGTAATTCCTTTTACTTCTAATTGTAGCCGCTGTAAGTTTGTCATTGTTAATCCTCCTTGTTTATGTGATATTCGTGGTAAACATCAATGATAAATGCTTTAACTGTATCTTCTGTTACTTCATTACCTAGACCAACATACCAAGATTTACTAAACTCAAACCATTTACCATTCTGATCTAATATGTATCTTCTAAATTGATTACCATATTGTTTATGAAATCCACGTAAATAAGAATGTCCGCCTGTAGAATGTTTAATTTCTTGGTGTTCAATCTTACTAATGAAATCAGTAGATAAATATTCACTGACATATTCACTAAACTGCTTAATAAAATCATGATATTTCACTTTATAGATAGCGTCATATTGATATTGTTGCATTGGTCACACTCCTTTCATAAAAAATAAAAAAAAGTGCCGAAAATGGCACTTCCCTAATAATCTGTATTAAAATCGACAACTTCTACCTTATATTTTGGATACTTTTGTCCTACCATTTGTGTCATAATCTCAAAACTTTTTCTTTCATTAGGTAATAGTGAATCACTGCTATTTACAAAAGATGTTTCAGTATCAAGTACATTTCCATCTTTATCAAAGTATGTAACCTTAACTTCTACAAAACTATAAGCAAATTCACTGTTATTTTTAACTGCTCCTGTAACATAAATATAATCACCGTCAATTGTGCCTTTATGCTCCACCACTTCTATACTTGGTGTATTATCTGTAGATTCTGAATTAGTTGTAGTAATATTTTCTTTCTCATTTGAAACATTTCTTGGATTGTAATCTCCGTTTTCATCATACGAAACTTCCATTGAATAATTAACTTCCTCATTTAAATCCACATTAGATATTTGATAATAAGTTCTATTCCCATCCTTCTCACCACTTATTACAAATGTATTAAATGAACAAATATTTTTCTTGCCACAATCGAAGTCTCCACCTGCTACACTATTATTCGAACTCTCGTCTCTTACAGTTTCGATTATAGTTTGCATGATATTCAATTTTTCAATATCGTCTAAGTTTTCGAAATCTGCTGTTGGATTACTAGAAACAAAATAATCTGCAAATCTAAAACCTTCTGTCTTATTAACTGATTCTTCATCACGAAAGAAAACTACATCATTAATATATTCATTAATTTCTTCATTCTGTAAGATTGCTTCCTCATATTTTGGGAAATCATCTTCAATAAATCTGTTATTATAGAAATAAAAACTTACAATAATAACACTTAATGAAATGACATAAGCAATGATAAACTTTACAGACAATAATTTCTTCAAAATTAATCCCCCTTATGTAGTATAGTTAAATTTTACCACGCCAGGACATTATAAAGAACAATTATGTTTCTTAATAAGAAAATACACCCAAATTAATGAGTGTTTTTAAAAGATTAATCTTTGAATCAATTTTTTTGTAAAGTTTCTTTGAACTCTTTTAATTTAATTAACGTATCTTTTGCTTTAGAAATATCTCTATCAAAATGCAAAGGTAAAAAGTGATCTTCTGGAAAATTTAACGAATGAGTTAAATCATTAATTGCATTGTCTAAAACTTTAAGATTATAACATTTCTCATTGCAAAATTTATGATGACCAAATTTATAATGATTTGCATATACCAGTTCTAATGAATCATTAGGTACAATTTCATTAGGAATAATTAATTTGAATATTTTTTCTTGTTCACTATTTTCTATATTCGTTTCGGTATTACAATTTAAACATTTATATTTTTTATCTACAATCAATTCGCACACCTCCCATATACCTACTTAATTCGACACAAGGGAATGATTTCCTTCTACGTGTATTTAATATGTTTATCCTCATCATCTAAAATAGAAAGAACTTCTCTTAATTTCTTTATTGCATCCTCTTTTGTATATAAATGGTCTTGCTCAAGATTAATTATTACACCAATAACATTTAATTTTAGTTCAATGATTTTTTCTTTCTGCATTAAATTCATAAAGCACCTCCACACATAATTATTAGCGAGAGGGAAAAGAGAAATACTTCTCGTGTGAAAAATTTAGTATGCTGCGGACTCATTTTTCTGATTAGGGGTATCTATATTCAGTCATTCGTATATCTTATATGTATATAAGTGTATATAGTATACGAATCTAGTTTACATAATAGCACCTATCGGAAGTTAAGTTTTCCAAGAACCCTTATGTATCAACGCTTTAGCAACTTCTATTTATTATAAGATATACAGTATTTTATACAACCTTGATATATCAACGTTTTTAACTCTTCCTACTCTTTAAAAACTGTATAAAATTTTGGTTTTATCATCTCTAAAATATGCATGGAATCTGAATAAAAACACTGTAAAGTTAATATACTTGACAGAATATTTTTTTCTACCCAACTAGCCTATTTTTTTTGACTGGCTCGCTGACCGTTTCATAACAAGAGCGAAAGTTTCAATATATCACTTTACCCTCTCACCCTTGTCATATCAACAATTCCATTTAATCAATCTTATTCTATTTAAATCTCTAATACCTCTACTTTATCCTCTATCTGACTACCCTCTTCATTTATCCTTTGTAACTCCATTTGCACATCACTTGTATATGGACTATGTGATAGTAGGCTTTCTAAACTCAATCCACCTAACAGACGTAATTCTTTGATGTTCTCAATAATCTCCTTATCATTTGAAGGCATAGCATATTGAAATACAATATCTAAACTCTCATAATCATCTTCACTGAACGTTATACCTTTATACGCTAACAATGTTCTAATCTTATCAAATCTTTGTTCTAACCCATCACGCATAAACTGTTCATTCATTCCTGCTTTAATATTAGCCAATGAGAACAATAACTTTATACTAACCTCACTTAGATTAGATATATCTGTCTTGTTCATACTGACAGCAGGTGTCTGTGATATGTCTAGTAATGATTGTACTAGAGTCTTATAGATAGTATTAAATGATTGATAGTCCAATTGATTACTTACCATCTTGAAATCGCTGCCATCATCTAATTGGATACCCTGACCTACAACATTAGCCGATATACCTTCACCTTTTAATTGTTGACCAATAGCAACTGGAATAGGATTATGATGTTTATAGAAAGAATCTGTATATTTACTAATTAAATCTTCCATTGAATCTAATAGACTAATCCAATCCTCTAATTCACTTCTACCTTCTGTGGCACTCAATTCATTTTGATTATGATATACAATTGGTAATCCACTAATATTAGGATTCTGACCTACTAAGCGTAATTTACCACCTAGATTGTTATAACTATATACAATTTCATCTGTAAACACAGTATAATAACTAACTGCGTCTTGGACATATGCTTCAATGAACGCAATTAAGTTATTCTCATTATCGTATATTGGATAACTTGCAGAAGGATCAATTAACTTACTTTTAATAACTCCTTTATCCATATAGATATATTCAGCACAGATTCCATATTTGTTTATCTTATCGAGAATAGAGATATTTAAACGGTCATATTTACCTTTCTTATTTACCTTTTGATACTCTCTCACAACATTCTCTTTACCTGTCAATGTAATAGGATTCTGTAATAAATATGCTGTTTGAAAGTTTAATAACGTTTTAGCATATTGCAGTATAATCTTTCTCGGTTTAAACTCTTTTCCATTGTACAATTCACTAGGTCTATTTAATATCGCATGAAAACCGTTTAAATATTCTTTTAAGTCATTTATTTTAGTAACCCTTTGTTGCTGGCTAACCATTCCTATTTCATCTAAGAACCACTCTGAACGATTCTCATGATACTGTTTCAAATAGGTTTCTAATTTATCCTGTAGTTCACTTTTCACTGTATTTCCCCCTTATAATAAAAATAAGGTTAGGACTTAAATGCACCTAACCTGCTATATCCACGTACCATTTACCAACTTTAATTCCTTGAACTGCTAATGCAGATGAAATAACTAAGTCATCATGATTCTTTTCACCTTTTTTGTTACCCATCTTGCCATCTGACTCTTGGAATATCTGCATTTGTTGAAGCGTTTCTTTACACTCTATATTTATTAATCCTCGTTCAAATTGCTCTTTGAAATCACTAATTAGTACACTCTTACTTGCTACTGTTGTCATGAAACCTAATTGCATTTTCTTTTTACCTTTTTGGTCGAACATCTTCTGCTTATATAGATTCATGTAATTGTAATCTCTTCTTAAACGCTCTAATAATGGAGAACCGTAACTATTTCTTTCCACACAAAGAAAAGCGTAATTGTACAATCTACCAATCTCATTTACTATTTCTGCAAATAAATAAACAGGTACCTTGTTATTGTAGAAACTAAGCACCTGTTGTCCATCTGAATCAAATAATGAAATTGTAGAATCATCACCGCCACCACCAGCAGACGTATCAACACCACCGTAATACTTCATACCACGTTTAGGTAAATGATAGATATATAAACCACGATTCACATATTTGTGAAGTATAACATCTAGTTCAGGCTGCACTGTAGCCTTTTCCATTGGTGGAAGTAGATAATTAATCCTTTCTAGTACCTTAGATTGATCAAATACACTTAACCCTGTACTAATGAAACTTTCCATTGGATTTGAAGGATACTCTTGTTGAAAATCCTGTAAATCCATATCAAGTAATTTATATCTTCTCCACATTAGGAAACGTAAATTAGCACCACTTTTATGTAACATCTTCTCTTCTGGCTCTAATTCTGCTACAGATAACCGTTTACCTTTATTATCTTCCTTGTACCATTTCTCGGCTTCGTCATGGTCATTTTTGAATTGCTTTTTATACAAGTCATGATAGAAAGGAATGAACATAGCCTTGTACTTTGAATTACCTTTCCATGCAGACATGAACAATTCATAATACTTATTTCCGATACCATTAGAAGTAGTTTCAATGGTTAATTGACTAATATCACCTTTCATAAGCGACTGTTCAGCAGATAACAATTGCATATCTTGTTTACTGTAAAAAGCAAACTCCGATAAATGGATATAACTGTATGTACTACCACGACCAATAGATTTGTTACCTGCAACAATACAACTAATCCTAGAACCGTTATTAAAGAATATTTCATCTCTATTTTCCCTTCTTACTTTAGGGAATAAATCAGGATATTTGTCTCTAGGCAACCATTCTTGCATAGTTTTCAACTTCTCAAATAATGCCTTTGATGAATCTAATTTATAGGAAACAATAATAATATTTTCATTTTCGTTTTTTAATGCTCTCCACAATGCTTTAGCCAGGGTATAAGTAGATATCCCTCCTTGACGGGCCTTAGAAACAATTACAAAGCGATTCTTATTCATAAGGTTATTTAACTCTAACTGTGCAGTATTTAGTTCTAATTTAACCTTCTCGTTGTTGTTATCAATAATATAAACAAAGTTTTTTGCAAACAGTGTAAAGTCATCCATTATCATTTTCAGTTTTTGTTGCTTGGTCATCTTTGTTGTCATATTCTCACCCCCAACATAAAAAGAGAAGTTTCCAATGAACCTCTCAAATTTCTAAATCATCATCTTCTTCAATTATTTCTTCATCTACACTAAATGCTTTTTCGGCTGCCTTTGCATAATTAGATATATCCTTTTGTAATTGGAGAAATAATTTTACACTTTGTGTTTCTCCTGTCTTGGCTAATTCAGATACCTTCTTATAGATTTCATCTAAATCATTAGCAATACAACTGTCTAAGTAAATTGCTAGTAGTTGCTTATACTCGGCTGTACGTTCCCATTTAATAAACTCGTTCATAGTCTTATTGCCAATCATATTTAAAAATTCTTCCGCTGTCTTTTGTGGAAGAGTTTGATCATAACGAATATCATGTTTCCATTTGAAATACTCTGCTTTCTTCCAACCCCTAAGTTGCTTCAACGCTTCATAGATGCTCATTAATTTTCACCTTCCTTACGCATTTCCTTTAAAACACCTTTTGCTTCTTCAAGAAATAAACTCATATACTGTGTATGATTAAGCAATTCATCTATATCTAATTGTATAGTTTCAACATTTTCTCTAACATCCTTAAGCATAACCTTCATATCATTAAGTTCTCTTATTTCTTCTTTCAACAAATGAATAACTTTTCTTTTAGATTGACGTTTAAATAATTTCATTATAAATTCCTCCTGGATTGTTTTAAGAATAAAAAAAAAGGACTAGATTAGACCTAGCCCACATACCAAATTTATGTATTTTTAAAAAACCCCACATTTTGCGCTATATGAAATATAGATAGTTAATATTTATACTTAGTTTATAATAGTTAACGTTAAATATAATATATAATAATAGAGTATAATAACTAACATTCCATTCACATTATCACTCTATGTTATATGTATCGCATAAAAGGGGTTTTTTTAAAAATTAGAAATTTAAAGGTAAATTATCATTAACATTTTCCTCAATTACCACTGATTCTAATTTTTTCTTCTCATAATCCTCTAAAGTCATTGATCTCATTTTCATGATAGGCACTACTTCATCTGAAAAAGCAACGTATTCATTAGTAATATAAGTGTTTGCTTTTCTTTCTTCTTTACTTAAACCTGCAACATAATATTCTTGATTATAAATACAATTTATCATTCTGAATTTCTTTAGTACGTCAATATATTTATCTAGTGTTCTAGGTTTAATTCCTGTTTCGTATGCTAAATTTGGCAACGGTACATCATAACCTTCACCATACTTATCATTCATTTTCTTCAAGTAACAATATAAATAAAACCCTGTACACCCTAACTCCTTATTACTCATACAGAATAAGAACACTTGAAAGTCAATCATATGAGTATTACTAATATCGTAAAATATCCCGTCTAAATCACCACATTCAAATGATTCTTTATCTCTATGAAAATGTTTAACTGGATATTTGATCTTAGTATTTCTACCTCTACGTTTAACCTCATCTAATCTCACTATTTCATCTAAATCACTTAGTAAACAGAATTCTATATCCAAATTAATCCCCTCTTTAAACTCCCAAGTCAATGGATAGTCTTTAGTAGTGAGAGTGTAGTTAATTTGATCAAGAATTCCATCTTTCTTAATGATATAATCAATTTTTTCATAGTTTGGTTTATAACCTAGAATTTCTTTAATCATTTTTACATTAACATATATTTGTCCATATTTAGCGTATCTATAAAACCAAGTAATTAAGTAAATGTAAGAATAAGAAAATGCTAAATGTGAAGTCGATTTAAATTGTATCTTCTTCAAATCGTCAAATATTTCATTAGGCATATATAAGTCGGTTTCGAATCCTTTAAAATCATTGTATCCTGATAGTTTTTTTACATCTTCGTATTTCATGGTAAAACCTCCGATTAAATTTAAGATTGTTTTTTTGGATATGATTAGTTGTTTAGTTGTTTGTACTCTGCAAGTGCCTTTTGTAAATCGTCATTAATGTAATAAAGTGAGAACATTTTCTGTGATTTCGGCTCAATTGCTACACATATAAAATTGATTCCTTTAGTTTTTAGAAAGTCGCTTACTCGTTTGTTATAAACAAAGAAAAAATCTGATTTATTCATGTGATTACCTCCTGGAATTTTAAAAGGAGTGCCATTAAGACACCCCACAGAGTTATGTATTACGCTGGATAACTTGTATAAACTACTTTATCCCGATTAATTACAGACAAAGAAAAAACATGACCATTAAGATCATGTTTAGACATTCCTGTATAAAATTTTGTATTAATTGGTTTAGCTAGTTCAAAATAATTTACGAAAGTGATTTCCAAACTAAAATCTAACATCGGGAAATGTTCTTTTAAATAATCTAAATCTAAACCAGTTCCTAAACCAGTTCCTTTAGTAAATATACTTCCTTTTAATTTTTTATCCTTTTGAAAATGTTCTAATTCCTTTTGTGTACTATTGTCAAATATATCTTGAAACATTTCTAATTCCAATACTCGTTGCCATCTGTAAAAGTAGTCATATCCTTCATAGTGTTTATGTAAATAAGCACCTAAAAAGTAACTATCAATGGAAACAAGTATCTTTTTTTGTTCATCCGTTAATTCTTTATGGTTAGGTAATAATAATTTATCAAATGCTTCATAGAGTGATAAAACAGTTAATGCGGTAGACCCACCATATTTACGGAAATAAGTTGTTGATTGAATTGAACCGCCACCATATACACCTTTTGCAAAATTATTCAAATTAGCCGACATTGGATTTACAGTATCTCCCTTTGTCATTCTTGTAACGTGATTGCAAAAAGTTTTAATCTCTTTATCTTCAATCGCTAAATCTGCACCGATTAATTTTGTTTTATCAAATCTTTCTGACTTTGTAGAATATAAAGTTTTGAAGTCATAAAATAAACCTACCTGACACCCGAATAAATGTTTTAATACAGCTACTGTAAATAAACTATCCAAGTCATTTGTAAGGATTAATTTATAATCCTCATTAATATCATTTGTCCAACTTTGAAATTTTTCTTTCAATACTTGCTTCATAACTTTGTGAAAGAGAAAACTCTCCCACTACCTTTTATATACACTGACAACATTATTTGTCGTCATTAACCATCTACCCCACAAAATTAAAGGGTAGACTCTCCTTTTATTCAGTGACCATAATTGTTTGAAGTATATTCCTCATTTTCTTCAAACGGTCATAAAATAAAAGGAGTGGTCATGACGAATTTCTAAATTCTTTCACTTTTTCACCTCAACTTCCGATTGTATTTTAGAATTATTTTTTATCTATGTATTCTCTATATCTCTTTATTTTGCTGTCACTCATACCACAATCACCAGTCTCATAGCGACTGATCAATGATTGGCTACAGCCTATATTTTTTGCTAATTCCTTCATTGAAATTTTCTTTTGTCTACGTTTTAAAAAATACTCATCCTTTTTAATCATTCCTTTTTCTCCTAAATAAAAAGAGCCTACAAGCATATGCAAGTAGACCCTTCTTGATTATGTATTAATTATTCTGTAACAGTCACAACTGCTACTGCTTTCTTAGAACCAACTTTAAGAGTAGATTCAGCAATTACATGACCTTTAACTGAATCACCTGTTTTAGCAAGTGCTTCAAAGTGTGGCTCACGAAGGTAAACTAAATCAACATAAGCGTCATTAAACACAACAATCTTATCTGCTGGAACATGTTTAGATAGAACAAAGTTCACTTTACCGTAATTAGTATTGATTGATTCAACTAATAGACCAAATGATGTAGTTACGTGATTGTAACCATATTTGTCTTTGTAGATGTTATCAACTTGTTCCTTTAAATCTGCATTAAGGAAAGCATATACTGTACCTTCTGCTAAATCTTGATTCCAAAGTTTACGCATTACCTCTTTAACTTTTTCCTCTGTAACAACACCAGTAACACTTACAGCATTAGAAGCGTCTGCCATTTCAATAAGACCTGATAATTGACGTTTGAATGGAGTTACAGAACCATCTGCCTTTAATCCATTGATAAACTTTTTCTCCATGTTAATTTTCAATTCAAGTAAACGGTCATTAACTTCTTCTGCTAATTGGTTACGTTTCATAGCAATTGCTGTTCCACTTAATGAAGCACCTTTTTTAAAGATTTCAAGAATGTTAGATAATTCTGCTCTAGCAGACTCGAAAAATTCTGTAGTATCTTCACCTTCAAGTGCTGATAAATCATCAGTTTGATCCAATGTTTTTTCTCTCCATGTATAAACTGTGCTAAGTGCTTTCTCAATGTTACCTTTTGCCATAAGCATAGAAGTAAATGGAGTTGCTTGCACACCGATAATAGCAATTTCTTGTGATAATGAAATTTGTTCAGTTTTAGTAAAGTTTTCAGATGTAAACATAATATAAATTCTCCTCTAGTGTTGGTCACTACCCAATATTTTTAATATAAAAAAGCACCATATACAATGTATAAAGTGCTTACTTAAATAGGTTTGCTAATTTTGTACCAATCATGCCTTTAGTATTCTTTTCTTGTTCAAACTTATCATATGGATTTGTTTGCTTATGGTCTGTTGGAACATAAGAATTTTCCACTTTGTATTCTTGTAAAACTGCTTGAAACTTTTCAATTTTTTCTACAAGTTGTTCAGTAGACTCAACAACAAAGAACTCTTCAAATTTACCAAGACCTGCTGCCTTAACTTCAAGAGATACTTCTTTATCAAATAACTCTTTCTGTTTAGTTAGCATTGCTTTTTCATCTTCTGACAAATCTTTTGGTTTGAACTGTAAAAGTTCATCCCTTTCTGAAACAATCGGACTTAATTCTAGCTCAATCCATTCTTGTTTCATTTGATCAACTTGCTCCTGGGTAAAACTGATTTCTTCTGCCATTCTTCTAACCTCCTAGATTATTTTTTGACCCTTTTTTTACAGGTAAAGGAATTTTCTATACCCAACCCTATTAAGGAAAGTAATTACTTAACCTCTTCTTTTAAATTTGTAATTTGCATTTCCAACCTTTCAAGCGATTGGACAATTTTTTCTTGTGCTTCATTTTGTTTATTAATTTGTGCAGTTAATCTTTGTTCACGTTCTCTACTATCTTTTTGTTGATTAACTAAAAGCCAAATAAACAAACAAGCAAATATTCCATTCGATACTAATTGATCTATTGGAACAGTAGTAATATCCACTGTAAACACCTCCTAAAAATTAATTGTAAAAAATATGAGTGAAAAAAATGAAGGTATAAAATCGGGGAATAAACAAAAAGAGAGCCACTATAATAAGTGACTCTGATGAAAGGAGAGGTTGTAAAAATGAAAGAATGTATATTGGAGGATTCTTTCGTGAAGGTAATAACCTTCATTCGTGGTCAATCAGATTATTAGCAATTGGCAACCAATGAAAATTACTAGTGTTATCCATACTGATATATAAACTAAATAACGGTCTTAATTTTCTATATTCTCTTTCTTCCATATACATTTTTAGACTCGATGTGCTAAAAAGTCAATGGTATCAAGGGTTTCAGGACTTACCTAAGTGTCCACGTGTTTTATTACGATATTCTTTTTGTTTTTCTGTTCCCTTCCCTTAAAGACGATTAACGTATCTTTAAAAAACATAGAAAAAATGTAGTATTATCAAGGGATAGCGTGTTCTATTTTCCTAACAGGATGAAACTGAGCGTGACATTCTTGGGGACACATTCCCCCTCCTATTATCGAGAATACAAACTTAATAGCACCAAGGGTTGAAGGCTTGTTTGTCTGAACGTTTTTGTTGTTTTCGAGCAATTTTTGGTGGATACTCTGTATTTTTCATCATCCACAGGTATCCACCTATAGTAAAAATACTTCTATTTGATAACAACTAAACAGTTTTATTTCTCATTTTGCGCATATTTTCTTTTACCTTTTCATTTCTAACCTTAATTCTACAATCAGAACAGTATTTAGTTCTATTGCTGTTTTTCACTATCTTAATTCCACAATCAGTACAATTACCAAATAACACTTTATTTCTACCAAACAACTTATCATACTCGCCTGATAAATTATTTACATCAATAACTATTCCATCAGTTAATTCACTATCAGCAAATAATACCTTTATCTTTTCATGCGCTTGATTTTCTTCATAAAACACATCTCCACCTATTAACCTTGCAAAATCGTTTCTAGAATAAATCCATGCTATATAATCAATATTCTTCTTTATGTAGTCCAAGTTAATGCTACTGTAGAACTTATCTAGTTCATCATCACCAAGCATATCTTCTTCATTCACTTTATGTCTACTTACTTTAAATGCTTCTTTCTGCTCAGGTGTCATTTCTTTATAGTAATCAGAAGTTTTTAAATAAGGAGTTTCATAATAATCCTGCTCATATCTCCATATCGCAATTGCACTTTTTCTTGTAGGTCTTAACAAGTGGCTTTCATACTTTATCGCATCGTAAGGTATAAATAACTCACCATATTGACTATCAACCTCCACTAATTTCTCAAGTAACCTTTTCCTTCTTTCAACCCTATTGTTGTAACGATATATTATTTTTTCCTTAAATAACAAAGTAAAATATATATCCTTCAATTTTTTCCCATTTGCATTTATCCCTATCTCATTTGCAATTTGATGCATTGATGCTCTATATGGTTTATTACCATTCGCCTTCCACATACATAGCATGGTGAATGCAATTTTACGTGTTGTATTATCTGACAAAGAATTAATTTGATCTATCTCATTTTGTGTAATCCTAATAGCTCTACAAACTTTCATGTGTTGCTTCTTTGATCCGCTAATAGCACCATCAATCAAACCCTTAAATATTAATTGATTATTGATTGGGAATTTTTTAATCCTTATTAATTCCTCTAATTTTTCTTTTATCAATTTATCATTGTTTATCTTTTCAACATGATAGTAATATTTAGCCATAAGGAATACATCTTTGAACATGTGATTACTAATTGTCTTTCCAATCTTAATTATAAGTTTGGCATACTCGACTTCATCCCAAATGTAATATTTAGATGTTCCAACCCAATTATCACTGTATACTTCACTGATTTTTTCTATAAATTTATAGTTTGGCATATTGATTATCTCCTTTGATTATATTGTAATACATTTTTACGATAAAATTGACTTTTTATTGAGGACTATTTAAATTAATGCATGACTTGCTTTTGTGGTTTCGGCTTGATTGGTTGAGGGAATAGCAACGGCTGGACAAAGTTGTTGCCTACTGTCAAAGATAAAAAAATCAATGACAATAGACAAGCGACTTGATTGTATATCGGTCATAGTATCCGTATGTATCAACCCTATTTGTCGGAGAATTTTCTTCTCAACAAGCCTACTGTCAAAAGTTTGCCCATGACAGGAAGTGTGGTTTGTCTTGCAGGTATATCTACCTCAAACTTTCCAACCGAACCGTTAACGGTCGTTCGCACCATTCAGACACTAGCATGAAAAAGGGAAAATGCTTATTGTATCCTATCCTGTTTTTATGGCTTTGGCACAGTCCTAAACCTGACGATGGATATTTATAGTCGATTTAATCGGCAACCTCGACTGAAACACCCTTCCTATTGCAGATACTTTTTTATAAAATAAACCTAGTCCTACCAATGGATTTAAGAGAACCATTCGGAAAATATTGGTCATTTTTCAGAAAAAAGACAATAGGAAACTAGACCCCTTGTAATCTATTTTTTAAAATTTTATAATAGAGGGGAATAAGGTGTTTCTTATTCAGTTTTTATTCGACAAAATAAAAGCGTGGAGACAAGGTATTGCGAGTACCTTGTCTCTTTTTTTTATTCTTTATAATTCAAACGCTCTTTCGACTTGCACCTCAAAATCATGAACTTTTGGGGTAATTAATTGTTCATTAATGGTAGTGATTTGTAATTTTATCGCCTTTATGCCTAATTCATCTAGTTTTACTTGAGCATGATAAATTGCTTCTTCCATGTTAGAACATTCTACTTCTATAGATATAGGCAAGTTTATAGTGCCAAACACTTCATATTTTTGGTTATTTTTTGTTTTCATTTTAATCTCTCCCTTTAAATTTTCACTCTACAATCTAATCCTGCAAATAATGACCAACCATCAGTAGATATTGTATTTACTGCTTCCTCATAAGTAATGGGATAGTATTCACCATCATTAATAACTTCTATTAAATTTGATTCATTTAGAGTAATTAACTCACCTACAGGCAATTGTAAGAAGGCTTGTCTATCCTCTATTACTAAAGTTCCAAATTGTTTCTGTAAAAGAAAAGCGTCAATCATATAGATAGTTTCTTTTATAGAGTTCATTTTGGCTCCCCCTTTTGATTAATTAAAAATGATTTAATCTGTTCAATCGTCAACCCAATTTTTTTCGCTTCCAAGAACAATTCCAACCATTCACTTTTAGTTGGTTCAGTCATTAATAGACCTCCTACACCTCTAAGTTATTTAATGGATTGTATCTGTCATTTTGTTCTTTGAGGTCATTTCCCCACATGGCTGCGTATTTCTCTGTAACTGATATATTTGAGTGTCTCATTAATTTTTGAATTGCAAATGTACTCATTCCTGCTTGGATACATTTCTGACAAAACGTATGTCTAAAAGTATGACTTGATAGTCTAACATCACGAAAATTCATAATTTTACTTAATCGTTTGAACACATTCTTTACTGCATTAGGTGTTATTTGTTCGTTCTTTTGGTTAGTAAAGATGTATTCATTTAAATTTCCTTTGAAATGTTGTTCACAAAAGACTTTATACGCTGACAGTTCTTTCATACATTTTTCTGTAACTGGAATAGTTTCACGCTTTCTGTTCTTACCGAAAAGTGACATAGTTTGTTGAGTGAAATCAATATCACTCCATTTCAATGCACACATTTCAGATAAGCGTACACCAGTGCCTAATAAGGTAACGATAATTGTGTAATCTCTATAAGAATGAAAGGCATGTTCTCTATTTTTTAACCTTCTGTAATAATTCAACATTTGTTTAATGTGATAATCTGTAAAAACATCAATTTTAATATCTTCTCTAGCCTTTTGAATTTTCTTAGCAGGGTTCTTTTCGATAACTTCACATTCAATCATATAGTTTAAGAATGCTCTAATACGCTGTAACTTTGAGTTAGTTGTTGTTGCGTTGTTACCTTTCTTTTGGCAATAAATTAGATATTTCTTGATAGTATTAACGGTAATATCTTCAACATTAAGTAACTCGTTAGTAGTACAGAAATCTTCAAATTGTTTCAAGATTACCTTGTAACTTTCAAGGGTTGATTGGGAAACATTTTTAAATTCTCTGTCCTCTAAAAAATCTTGTAGGGCAAATTTAATTAACAA